CCCGCCAAATATCCCCCCGAGCAACCAAAAGTATTGTGCTGCCAAATGCATAACCGCAGGTCAGAGCGTTATTGCCCATAACATAGCTACATAGTGAATATATGCATTTACCTGCGGAAGCGCGGTTTTGGCAAACCCAGCAAACCCCCTCCAAACAGTCCAGCTAACCCCCCACGGGGGGTTGTGCAATACCGCCCTGGTGTCTAACAGGCCGCCGTGCCCAGGCGTGTCAAACAGCGACCGGTGTGTAACAACGCGGCATCCAGGCCGCGGGGCTATTGTGTCGGTCATGACGACGAAACAGTCCCCGAAGGCGAAGCCGGTGGACGGGGCGCCGCCGCTGGCCACGCCGTGTAGTCTGCCGGAGCTGCAGGCGTGGATTGACAGGACGGTGGTGGTGGTGCCAGGGATGGCGCACGGGGTGCAAATCGATGTGACTGGCAGCGATATCGTCGCGTCGGTCGCCGATTAGTCCCTTATCGGGCGGTTTCGGAGTCTTCTCGAGTCTCTCCGGCCGATTCTGGCGTCTTTCGGGGTGTTTCAGGGGGCAATGCTGCGGCGTTGAGCAATAATCAATTCTTGTGACGAAACGTAAGCCGACCCCGGCGGAGATGTACCCGAAGCGGCTGGAGGCTTTGCTGGTGGCGGTGTGGCCAGCGGCGATGGCGGGGGATACCCGGGCGGTGGAGTGTGCGCGTCGGGTGTTGGCGCAGCAGGGCAAATATTTGGGGATTGATGCGGAAGTGGGTCCTACGCCTCCTATCAGCGATAATGCGCTGGTTACTGATGAGTTGGCGGCGTTCCGCAAACGTTATACGGCGGTGCCGTGACGTCCGCGGTTGCTGATGCGGCGCCGGTGGTGGGGTCGGTGACTCCGCGGTTGTTTACGCCGGCTTTGCCGGAGCATGTCGGCCCGGACGGCTGGGTTACCCGGGAGTGGTCGTGGGGGTATGACTGCGCCGATTTTTTGGAGTCGTGTATGGGGTGGCGGCTTCTGGACTGGCAGAAGTGGCTTTATGTTCATGCGTTGGAGAAGGGCCCGGATCGGCGGGGGCTGCGGTTCAACACGATCTGCGTCCTGGTGTCGAGGCAAAACGGCAAGTCGCGGTGGTTGACGGGGTTGGGGTTGTGGCGGTTGTTTACCGATCCGCGGGGGCGTTCGTCGCCGGATTGTCCGGGCGCGAAGACGGTGTTGCTGGCCTGTCAGAACTTGAAATATGCGGAGGCGATGTTAGCGGAGGTGGCGGCGGATCTGGGTGCGGCGGCCCCGGCGGTGCGGCGGGAGTTTGTGCGGCATTGGTTGACGAATGGGGGTCATCAGATCGCGTTGACGAATGACCGATCGTGGCAGGCGGTGGCGGCGAATCGGCGGGCTGCCCGGGGACTGTCTATTGATCTGGTTTTGCTGGATGAGTTGCGGGAGCATCAGAGTTGGGAGGCGTGGAACGCGATTGTGCCGACGACGACGGCGCGGCCGCACGCTCAGGTGGTGTGCTGCAGCAATGCGGGGGATTCCAAGTCGGAGGTTTTGCGGACGTTGCGGGATGGCGCGAAGGCGCGGATAGCCGCTCAGTCCACCCGGGACACCGAGACGGCGTTGTTTGAGTGGTCGGTGCCGGTGGATGCGGACCCACGGGACGAAAGCCTGTGGGGGTTGGCGAATCCGGCGATGGGTTCGGGGTTGTTTCGGTTGCAGGATTTGCGGGGGTATTTGGAGGCGCAGCAGTTCCGGAATATGGCGGGGTTTCAGACGGAGCATTTGTGTACGTGGGTGGATGCGTTGGAGCCGGGGATTGTGCCGGCGGAGCATTGGGGCGACACCCTGGATGAGACGAGTCGGCGGGCGAAGGGTGCCGAGGTTTTTGTGGGGGTGGATGTGAGTTTCGATCGGGGGCGGTCGTATGTGGCGATTGCTGCGGTGCGTCCGGATGGGAATTTGCATGTGGAGGTGGTGGCCGGGGCGGTGGGGACGGAATGGTTGGTTGATTGGTTGGTGGCGCGCAAGGATAAGTTCGCCGGGATCGGGGTGCAGAAAACCGGGGCCCCTGTTAGTGGGTTGATTCCGGAAATGGAAGCGGCTGGGCTCACGGTGACGGCGTTGTCGGCGGGGGTGGAGCTGCAGACCGCGTGTGGGCTGCTTTATGACGGGATTTGTGAGCACACGATTTTCCACCGCCCCGCCCCGATCCTTGATAGGGCGGCGGCGTCGGGGGTGGGGCGCCGGACCGGGGACGCGTGGGTGTTCGACCGCCGGAATTCGCCGGTGGATGTGGCGCCCCTGGTGGCGGTGGCGAATGCGGTGTGGATGGCGAACTATACACCGGATGTCAAGGATCCGCAGTGTCATGCGTGGCCGGACGAGAAGGTGCTGTCGCAGTGGGACCGGGGGTCCGATCAGTTGGAGCGGGCATGGACGACAATGGTGTGATTCCGATCGGCGCCCGGCTGGGTTCGGAGCGGTTGTTCCCCGATGATGACCCGGATTCGTTCTTCGGCAACAAACCTACCCTGCCGAAGAATGCGGTGCCCCCGAACCCCACGGCGGCCGGCCCTGTTCCGACTCCCCCGGCCGCTGCGGGGGCACCGCCCCACCTCACCTCTGTTGCGTCGACGGTGTTGGAGTTGACTGGGATCACGGCGCTCGCCGTGGGTGGGTGGTTGATCCTGCCGGCGGTCGGCCTGATCGTCGCGGGGATCTGCCTGATTTTGTTGGGGGTGGCGGTGGGCCTGCCGTGAGCATCCTCGCCCGTTTGATGAACCGGGCCGCCCCGGGGGAGCCGGAGCAGCGGGCCCTGATGAGCTCGGCGTTCGTCCCGCCGCCCCAGGTCGGGGTGATCGACGATTTCGTGGGTGTGCATCGGGCGATGGCGTCGATGACGGTGTATGGGTGTGTGCGGTTGCTGGCGGACACGATCGCGTCGCTGCCGTGGGCGGCGTATCGCAAAGATAAGAAAGGGATCCCGGTCAAACTGAATCCGCAGCCCGCCATCATTAGACAGCCATTTCCTGGGTTCAACCTTTTTCAGTGGAAATGGATGGTCGTCGCGAATTTGGCGTTACGCGGGAATTCTTATCACCTGATCACGTCACGGGACAGCGGGGGGACGCCGACGGCGTTGATGCCGATGCACCCCGACATCGTGTTTTTGGAGAGACGCCCGGATATTTTGGCGTGGTTCGATCCGATCTACCGGGTGATGGGTGAGCAGGTCAACAAAAACGACATCTGCCACATCCGGCGTTTCACGATGCCCGGTGAGCCGTGGGGGCTGTCCCCGATTCGGCAGGCCGCGGTGGCGATCGGATTGTCGCTGTCGGCTGAAGAGTATGGCTACCGCTGGTTTAAGGAATCGGCTTCGCCGTCGGGGTTGTTGATGACGGATCAGAATTTGGATCCCGAGAGTGTGGAGCGGCAGCAGCAGAATTGGATCGCGTCTCATGGTGGCCGGCGACTCCCCGCCGTCTTGACTGGTGGGTTTAAGTGGCAGAACCTGTCCATCAGCCCGGATGAGTCCCAGTTTTTGGAAACGAGGGAATTTCAAAGGGAAGACATTTGCATCATGTTCGGCGTCCCGCCAGTGCTGCTGGGTCATACGAAGGCCGCGACCGCATGGGGAACTGGAATTGAACAGATTACTCAGGGTGCGGTGACTTATTCGTTCCGGTCGTGGACTTCGTGTATTGAGAGTGCGTTGTCTGATTTGTTGCCCCGCGGCCAGTACATCTCCACCGACTTCGATGCCCTCTACCGGGGTGATATCGACACCCGGTATAAGGCGTATCAGACGGCGATTCAGGCTGGGTGGGCTAACCGCAACGAGGTTCGGGCGAAAGAGGAGATGGAGCCGGCTGACGGTTTGGACACTTTCTTGCAGCCGGTGAATATGGCGCCGTCTGGGTTCGACCCCGCGAAAACCGCCGCCCTAGCCGCGAAAGGCCCGGCCGGGGAGAAACCCGCCGACACCGAACCCGGTTTCGGTGGGCGCCCCCAAACCCCGTCAACCAACGGATCCCCCGTAGGAGCAACATCATGACCAGCATCGCCGCCGCCGCGCACGCTAACCGGGTCAACCTGCTCAACGTCCCCGAAACCAGGGCGGCGTGCCCCTTCGAATACCGCCGGGACCGCGACGGGCGGATCGTGCTGGAAGGCTACGCCGCCACCTTCGACCCCTACGACGTGTACGGCGGCCCCGACAAAGGCGGCTGGACCGAGCAGCTGCAGCGCACCGCGTTCGACGTCACCCTGGCCAGCAAACCCGACGTGATGCTGCTGGTCAACCACGAGGGGATGGCGCTGGCCCGCACCACCACCGACACCCTGTTCCTGACCCGCGACCGGGCCGGCCTGAAAATCCGGGCCCTGCTCGACCCCGCCGACCCCGACGTCCAAAGGCTGATCCCCAAGTTGAAGCCGCAAGCCAACGGCCGCTCCAACATGGACGAAATGTCGTTCGGGTTCCGGGTCAAAGACCAGCTGTGGGACCAGTCGTACACGCAGCGCACCATCACCGAGGTGTCGCTGCACCACGGAGATGTCAGCGTGGTGAATTACGGCGCGAACTCGGCGACCCAGGTGGCGATCGGGGATGCGCTCGAGGCCGCCGCCGCCCTGTCCGAGGGGCAGCTGGTGGAGCTGCGTCGCCTCGACGCGAGCCTGGCCGACGCTTTGGACGCGGTCGCCCACGGGTACCGCGCCGACTCCAAGAAACCCTACGGCGACGTCGCCTACGCCGACCCGAAAAACGGAAAATACCCGATCGACACCGAAGCCCACGCGAGAGCCGCCTGGTCCTACATCAACATGCCCAAGAATCAAGCGGGGTATACCGGCGGCGAGTTGGCGGCGATCAAGGGCCGCATCAAAGCCGCGTTGAAGAAATTCGGGGTGGATGTCGCCGACGACAAAAAATCGGAGCCCCCCATCCCCTACAGCGCGCCGGCGCCGGCCATCGTCCGCGGCGAGTATCTGCCGCCCGGGCCCGCCGACCCGGCCACCGTCCCCTACACCAAAGACGACGACGAAGACGAGGACGAGGACGGGGTTGGGGGGTGTGATGTCGAGGCGTTCGGCTGCCCCGCCAACGACACCATCAGCGTCGGCCCCATCAGCGCGGCGCTGCAAATGGTGCGCGAAGCCGCCGACCCCGCCGGGCTGCGGAGCATCACCGCCCGGCTCGCCGAACTCGACAAGGTCCGCGTGTCGCTGCCCCCCACCCTGGCCCCGTAGCGTTATCATCGGCACCCAAGTCGCGAATCTGGCACAGAACGGCGACAGCCCGGCACGGGCATGGCCGGCACGGCCAACCCCCAACCCTGTCACGCCTAAAGAAAGAGCCGCCGTCATGCCCAGCACCGATGCCGTCGAAAACAACTCGATGGAAGAATTTTTGAAACGCCTCATCGAGCAGCGCACCCAGCTGGTGGAAAAACGCGACAACCTGGAACGCAAAGCCACCGCCATCCTGATGGTCGCCAAAGACCAGCACGGCGACACCCTCTCGGCCGAAGAGGACGCCGAAGTACGCGCGCATGTCGACGAGATGCGCGGCCTCGGGGAAAACATCGAAGCCCTCGACAAACGCATCCAAGAGGTAGGCGAAGAAGTCCGCCGCTCGGGAACCATCGCTAACAACCTCGCCAAAGTTCGGCACACCGAACGCGCCGCCGTCCACGTCAAAGAGTCCGCGGTCTACACCAAAGAAAACCGGCACCACCGCTCCTATGTGAAAGACCTGATCCGGTTGACGATGAACCTCG